CCCGGTGGGGGAGTTTTATTTCCGAATGGTATCCATGCCACCCTGTATACGAACTGTAAGGGTGTTTCCATTATCTGTTCGGGGGGTGCGGCTTCCTAATGGTTGTCCTGAGTTCTGAAAAATTTTCAATGGATGCGGATAAGACGATCTCTGGTAGAGCTAGATTGTTTGGTGTCCAAATTGCTTGCACTAACAGAAGTAATAGCTCAGTGGACTTCTCAAGCGCTCTTGAATATAGGGTTATTGAATTCAGGAATGGTTCCGATACGGCGGATATTTTGTTTAAGTTTGCCATTCCAGTTGGCGTTGGGGGATACGGTATAGGCAATACTCCGTATCCGTTCATGTTCGGGAATATGTCAATACTGTTCACTGATGGTATCTTCGTGCCTAAGCTAGAGGGCGATGGGGCCGATGATCCCGATCCTGCGAAAACGTCATTAGTAGTTTTCTACGAGGTTGGATGATGGAGGCCATCAGCCAAAACACTTTCTGGTCAGCGGTGACGTTAATCGCGACCGTAGTGGGCGGTGCTTTCATATTCATCTCTTCTCATACATCTCAGCCCAAGCACGCGGAAGCTGCACATGTATCACAGGTGTCTGCCTTGGAGGTTAAAACTGAGCGTGTTGCAACGAATGTTGCGAATAACGCCAGGACTCTTGATGAAGTCAAGGTGGATATTAAAGAGCTTAGGCTTGAGCAGAGGGCAGCTTCTATGGAAATCCTAGATGCCATCAGGAATGGTGGGGATAGATAGCGTGAATGAAGATAGCTGTCACTCGTTGCGCTTTGGTGTAGGAATATTATGGCTATAAGTGATACCTATACATTTAATCCAGATATTGGTGAAATAGTAGAAGAGGCCTACGAGAGGGCTGGTCTTGAGATGCGTAGTGGTTATGACCTGAGAACCGCTAGGCGTAGCCTGAACTTCCTCACGCTTGAGTGGCAGAACCGTGGGATTAACCTGTGGACTGTTGACAGCCTGATGATTAGTGAGCAGTCTGATGGATCGGCTCTTACTACAAACTATTTAGTCAAGGATGTCTCTGGTTACAGCCTTGATTCTTCGACCATTGCTGTGCTGGACATGGTGTTGCGTGTCAACGATGGCACACAGGCGACCCAGGTAGATTATCACATGAGTAGGGTTTCGCAGTCAACATATGCTGCGATCCCTAACAAGTTGTCTCGCGGGATGCCTCTCCAGTATTACCTTGAGAGGCGTGGCATTCTTGATACAGAAGCGAACGATGACGACAGAAAAGACAGAATCAATATATGGCCTGCTCCGGATGAGAGTTCAAAGTACAAGATCTTGTATTGGAGAATAAAGCGAATTGCCGATTCTGGCGGTAGTGCTTCAGAGACGATGGAAGTTCCTTCCAGGTTTATGCCAGCCCTGGTTTCCGGATTGGCATATCACATTGCAATGAAAAAGCCAGAGGCGGCAGGCAGGGTTGAGCTACTCAAGCAGGTCTACGAAGAAGAGTTTATGACTGCGGCTGGGGAAGACAGGGAGAAGGCACCTGTCAGATTTGTTCCCCGGATGTACAGGACTTGAGATGTCTGGTCCGTTCGCGGTTGCCACTCACGCCTTTGGGTTTTGTGATAGATGTGGGTTCCGTTACCCACTTACGGTCCTGAGAGCTGAAGTAGTAGACTTTGTGACAACCTCTACCAGGGTGTGTCCGACTTGCTGGGATCCCGATCAGCCACAGAATCATCTAGGTGATGTGAATGTGATAGATCCTCAAGCTCTGAGAAATCCCAGGCCTGATCTAGCTCAGTCTGCGAGCAGGTTCGGAGATGCGATCAGGTGGGATTTTATAGAGAGTGCTGATTACTGGGTTGGCAAGGAATACGGGACAGGCTCAGATCCCACGGTGACTTGGGAATCGTCTACTGAGACTATTACATTCGTAACGCTGGGAGATAATCCGGCCTTAGTTTTGAGTGCGTCCCTTGCTGGCAGTCAGGATGCAAGTATAGATACTGATATATATCTATACCTTCGCATGCGACTTAAAATGAATGTCAGGCCAACTCCAGTCTCGACTATGAGCGGAGTAATGAAGTTTCTGTGGAACAGAACGACAGATACTCCGGGTTCATTCAGTGACGATAGGTCTGTTGTGATAGCTATGCCCGATTGGAATACGATGGGTGATCCATGGCACAAGTTGACATGGGATGTTTCTGGTCATGCAGAGTGGACAGGGACTGTGAGTGAGTTGCGTTTTGATCTTTTCGATTTTACTGGGTTGTTGTCCTATACGGGTGTAACCCTTGAGCTGGATTACATAAGGGCACAATCTGCCGGGAATCCAGATCTTATACCAGTACCGATATAGGAGGTGTTATGCATGAGGTTGACGGTAAGCATTTTACATATGATCCAGCGGGCATTAAGCAGGCCCAGGCGTATGCTGAAAAGACTGGCAAGCCTATAGGGGGTCGTCAGAGGTATATGGCTGGTGGAATTGTTGAAAGTCCAGCCTCTTCCGGTTCTGTATCTAAGGGTCAGGGCAAGGTTTCAAGGGTCAAGAAGACAAGGATTGTCTAGTGAATTACACAGAACTTACAACAGCAATAAAAGATTATTGCCAGAACTCTGAGACCACCTTTGTTAATCACTTGAATGACTTCATCAAGGCGGCAGAGGATAAAGTATTCCTGGCTATCCAGATGCCTTCCTTCTGGAAGAGTGATGTTGATCAGGATTGTGTTGTTAATCAGGCTGAATATGCCTTGGATGATGGGACTATAGATATTTTTTCAGTGAGGATTTCCGAGGCTTCGACTCCAACTCAGGCTACTGGTGTTGAATATGGCCCTGTTCGGTATCTCTTGCGTAAGGATTACGATTTCCTCCTTGAGGCATATCCAGGCACTGCGAGTGCAGCCAATACGGGTGTACCCAAGTATTACTCTGTTTCTTCCGCTTCTGTGGGTACCAATAACCCCAGATTGACAATCAGGTTCGGTCCAATTCCTGACGCTGTGTATCCATTTACTGTGGATTATTACGGCAAGGTTGCTGCTGACTCGATTGTTACGGCAGAAGAGACTTGGTTGAGCGTTTCCTTTCCGGACGTACTCCTGTACGGATCTCTGGTTGAAGCCTATACGTTCATGAAGGGCGAGCAGGATATGATCCAGGCGTATGAGAGAATGTTTGGAGAGAAGATTGCGATGCTCAAGAACATGGGCGAAGCAAGGCAATCTGATGATGTTTTTGTTGACGGTGCCAAACAGGCTCCATCTCTGTGATTACTTCGGGGACTAACCAATGAGTTCTACTACTTATTCCAATGCTTATCAGTTCAAACTTATCGGTACTGGTCAGGAGGCCGGAAACTGGGGTGAGAGCACTAATCAGAATCTTAAAAAGATAGAGGCTGCGATTGGTCGCAGTGTATACATTGATATTGAGAATCCACCGAGCGAATCTAGCTGGACATCTGGTTCAAATACGTTGGAGTGGATTACAGACAATGATGCATTGACATCGGAAACAAATTCAGAGGGTAGAAGCTCGTATGTAGAGTTTGGTGACAGTGGTGGTGTAACTGGTACGGCCACAATCGAAATTCGCGGCGATTTATCAAGCAAATTGGTTGAGAGGCTTTTTGTAGTCAAGAACAATCTTACGACTTACGACATTACTCTCGATATGGACGGGAGTGACTACACTCTTAGAAATGGTCACACGGCTCTTGTTTATACCCAACCCGCTTCGGATGAGGGTGGAACTGTTGCAAAGGGTGTTAACAATGCTCTTGGTTTTATTCAGGTCGGTAGTATTGATTTGACCGAGGATTCAACCGCTGAGATCCTCGTGAAGGATGCTGAAGCCGCTGCCCTGACAATCACTGATGGCACTACGGATCTGATGGTTGTCGATTCGTCTGCCAACGATGTTGCCGTCAATGCCTTAGGGATCACCGGTACCGGTGGAATCACTTTCGATCTAGGTGAAACGATCACCAATCTTCCCGATGGGGTTCTGACGTTCTCCGGTGGCATCGGTGCCACAGGTACGATACGCCTAGATGGTGATTATCCCAATGGTAGCGGAAATGTGGCCCTGGGTAGCACTGCTCTTGATTCAGTTGATGCGGGAGGTAACTACAACACTGCCATAGGGTCTGCCGCCCTAACTGCCAATGTGACCTCTGTTTCAAATACCGCCATCGGGTATCAATCTCTCATGACCAATACCTTAGGTCAGTACAATGTTGCTGTTGGCGTCAGCACACTTAGGCTCAACACGACTGGTGTGAGCAATGTTGCAATTGGTACGGGTTCCCTAGCTGCATGCCGAATAGGAGCTTACAATGTAGCTATCGGTACCAATTCTCTAGCTTATCTTATCAGCAATCAAAACAATACCGCAGTTGGTTCTCAGACTCTGCATAAAAACATTGCAGCCAACAACTCTG